ATTGGGAGTCGGATAAATTGTTAAAGTTGTTCTATCAACAAAACGTTGAACCCAAAATTGAGTGGGTGTACTTTTTGTTTTTTTATTGGAAAAAGCGGCATATGTTGAACGGTCAATTTTAGTCATCGCCAAATCAGACTGAGTGCCACTTGTATTATTAATGTAAGTTCTAAATTCACATTGAGAAATATCCGATAAACCATATACCGTCTCGGATGAATTAGTATCATCTACGGTTGTTACCTGGTCACTTCCTCCAGCAGTAGCATCCGCTGCCGAACGATAAAGCTTGTAAACCGCCTGACCTTCAACCGGAGTAATGTTGGTGTCTCCTACTTCCCAATAGTGAATTCCTCGATTTCCCCATTCTTGAAAAAGAATGTTTAAGGATCGTCTTGCTGTTTTTAATTGATAGCCTGAGGTTGCTTGCAAACCAATTCGTTCGTACGCATCTTCAATTACTTGATCAATATAGAACGACTTCTCAAAAGTTGTAGTTCCTGAAGTAGCCATTTAAATGCCCTCCTTAATCGAATGTAACTACTAAAAAATCACAATTCGATAGAACTGCGTGCATAGCAGTGCCACAAAAGATACCTCTTTGAGGAAGGTAGAAAGTAAAACTTTCATTTGCTGCTGTGCCCCACTTAGCTTCAAATACCAAAGTACTGGCTGTAGTCGCATCGGTAGCGTTATAAATTTTTACACTAGCATCAGCTGCACTCGATTGTGCCTGCACGGCTTTGATTCTTGCAACTCCAATATCAGTAGCAGAGGTACCCACATACTTTTGTAGAGTATCCGTTGAACTGATCGCAATGGTTTGTTTTACGTCTGTTGGACCCATTTTTTATTCTCCTAGTTCTGTGAGCTCCCGAAGGAGCCCACATTTTATTTATTAGACCGCTGCGCTAAAACACGTAGCTGGTGATCCTGTACATCCAGTATGGACGGAAACCGACCATGTACCTGAAGCAAGCACCGTGCAAACTATTTTTGCATAAGTTACACCACCAGTTGTAGAACCATCTAAGGTAATAGTGTCTGATGCTGCTACTGTTTCAAATCCAACAACATTATCGGATGAGTCATCAATAAAGAATGCACCTCCACTCATAACGTCAGTTGAATTCGCAACTTGTACAACTAAATCTCCGGTTTTCGTAATGGAATTTAAAATAGTAAAAGTTGCACCAACATTATTTAGACTATTTATGTCTGGTCCTGGTCCGCCAACCGCAGAATCAGCAGTTGCATTAACTGCCGGTAACGTATAAGTCACTGCTCCAGCAGCATCATTATGTACAATTCTACCCGCATGGGTAGCAACTGTTAATGATGTACTTGAGTCCGCATCTATAACGTTAGCTGGACCTGTATTGTAAAATCCTTTTTTGGATATTACTGGTCCTTGAAAGGTTGTATTTGCCATAATTATAATCCTCCTAGTTTGTAAGATGTAGTCTCTAGGCCGTCGACTATACGCGTCTACATCTGATTAATAATTGTATAGTAAGTGATTTATACTACTTTTTTTCAAATAGCGCAAGGGATCCCTACAGAAATATATGATTTTTGACAGCTCTTAAGTGGCTATCGAAACTTCGGGCTTGGAATCGTGTACTTTAATTTGAAGAGTGTCTGCTTCAAATTCTTTGGCAATGATCTCTTTAACAATTTCCTGAATTTTCTTGTCAATATAGGACATATTAATATTATATTTGCCCTCCTTCAGGTGCTCTTGTTGCCACTCTAACTCCAAGGACTTCTTCGTGATGTACAGGTCTTGGGTCATTTATAACCTCCTCATAGGTTATCCATTTACGATCTTTACTCGTAAATCCATTTTTTTCAAATATTACCTCATTTTTTCCTAGTTTGTCAAGGATAGAGTTTTCGATACCCTGAGGACTGTCTTCACACATAACATTAAAGTCAGCAGAATAGCCACAATATCGAATCTTTATTTGAAAAGTCTTCATATTAATTCCTTAATTATAACATAGAAATGGGGCGACATTGTGGCCGCCCCATTTTTTTTTAGTTAAGATTTGTGTGTCTTACGCACCTGGTGATGCATAAATACCTCTAGGATCAGATGCGCCAAAAACGTATCTTTCCCTAGCTTTGTATCTAACATTGCCAGTATCGAAATCGCCTTCCATTGAAGTTTTCAATGGTGCTCTATCGAAATGTTTCATCCCGTTTGGAACGTCAGTGATAAGATACCAAGCATCAGTATCTGAAAGATAGTGATTAACTCTAAAACCTTCTGGGATCATTCCCATATTTTTTAGAGCATTGATATCGTTATCTGCTGTTCCAACTCTACCTGGAGACTTTAAGATCCTCTCCGCAGTAAATTGTAGCGCAGAAGGAATGATCATTTTCATTCCTCTAGCCGCAATTTTAAGACCACGTTCATCAGTGAATGCAGCAATATCAATTAATGCTTGCTCCAATGATGTTTCGTTAAGGTCTGCTGCAGTAGATAAGGTATTACTAAACGTACCTGCAACTGTTGGGTGAGATGAGTTTATTAAAGAAACCCCATCACCTGTTTTGAAGGTAGCTACAGCAGGCAGCCCATTGTTTAATGGTACCGCTGCTTTCACTTGTTTAGCATTTGCCATAGATCTTGCTAAAGCTTTTGTATAACGAGAAGAAAGTCTGTCATAGAGGTTGTCCTCCATGGCTTCTTCTGTAATAGAGAAAGCTAAAGCTATCGTTTCCATAGTGTAACGAGCAGTGAAGGTTTCTTGCGCTTCGTCATACGCAACGCCTTGACCTTCAGCTTTAACATCTGCGTTTGCAAATCCCGACAACATAACTTCCTCTTCGAAAGCTCTGTCAGACGATTCAGTTGCATAAATTTCTTTATGTTCCTGATCGTAACGTCTGTATTCCAGCCCAAATAGTGCATTTAGGCCTGGCTCTAGTTCTTTAACTAGTTGTGCTCTTGATATTGCCATTATCTATATGCTCCTATTATTGCCAAGTGATACCAGCAGTACCAGTGTTTTGTAAGTACTGATTGAGGTTGTGAGCAACAATAACGCTGCAATAAGCTTGCGCTATATCATTGTTCGACGGGTCCTCAGCAGTTCTTATCAATCTCCACTGATTAGCTGTGTCACTTACAGTTCCAACCGTTAGCGTTGAGCTTGATTGTCCATTTACTTCACTACCTGCTGCAGTCACAGTCAGGCCTAATGTTTTACCATATCCTGTTTGTGCTAATGCCGCACTTGTAGATCCAACAAAAAGTTGGAATGGATTGTCAACCACGAACGCCGTTAAGTTTTCACTGTTGGCTGGAGTAATCGGTTGATTGTACCAGTTAGCCCACGTCGGTTTTAAAGTGCTCGACGCGTTATAAAAGATACCATTCAACACACCAATACTTAGTTTCGTAATAGCAGCTTGCGCAGTTTTGATATATCCCACTTTACTCTGCACTGCAGAGCCTTGAAATAAATCAGCATCATACGCGGCTACTATGTAGTATTTGCCTTGTCCACCAGTACTTGGCGTTGAGCCAATTGTACCTTGAGGAATCAAACCAAAACCAGCTGTATTAGCATTTGCCATAGTTGTTACTCCTTGTTTACAGTTTTACCTGTAAACGGTTAATTAAAATTTCAGTGATTGGAGAATTGTTAAAAAATTAACTTTTCTTTGTACCACCGAAGGTTACGCTAGTCTGTCGATCAATATTGATCGGCATACTTGGGTGCTGTTCCTTCATTAGATCGGTTTCTACGGCCTCGTCACGCGCTTCAGTTTGTTTTTTGAAGTATTCGTCACGTTGCTTCGCGATCTCTTCGGGTATCCTAGCCAGCAATAGGCCACCAACCCCAATAATCCCAGCATATTTTCCGTCTTTTACAACGGGATAGTCTTGGCCTTCATATTCATCGGCTCTAACCAATACCCATCCGGATCTTAATTGACCCATAACGTTCTTGGTATCATCGAACCCGACAATCTCAGCCCTGATCCATCTGTGCCTGAATCCTGCAGGCGGCTTGGGAGCATCTAGAGATGTTGGAGGAGCCCACTTTTTAGGTCTTTCAGTTTTAGACCTAGTTTGACTCGCACGAGAAGTTATTTTTGTTTCTTTTACCATATGCTTATGCCTCCTTCGTGAGTTTTAATTGTCTCGCATATTCTTCGAGTGGCACACCTAATTTTTTAGCAATTGCTACCTGTGAAGGTGTGAGTCTTACAGTTTGGC